CGTGACGCCCGCCGCATCTTGCACGAAATCGGCCGAAGTAATCGTTGCGCCTTGGACCGCCGCGGGAGTAACGCTGGTTGTTCCGCCGGTCAGGACGTAGACTTGCCGGGTAAGTTTTTTTCCGTCTGCGGTGTAACTGGTTCCGCCGCCTGGTGCTTCAATTTGTGCCATGTTATTTTGATCCTTTCAGAACGAGGGGCTCGCCGTTGCGGATGGCCTCGTTGATTTGTTTTAGAAGTTCGTTGGTCCGGCGCTGCTCGCGCTGCTCGTCGGGGCGGACGCGGAAAAACTCTTCGGAGGCGCCGCCGATGCGCTGGAGGGAGGAGGCGCCGAACGCGCCGGCAAAGGTTTCCGGCGACACGGCGGCCAGTGCCTTGGCCGCTTCCTCCGCCTGCTGCCGGGCAAACTCCGACGCATCGACACGGAAACCGCCCGCCGCGGCATCCGCCGTGCCAGGGCCAAGCTCGGGGCCGAGCGCGCGGCGGGCAGCCTCCTGCTCGCGCTCAAACTCGCGGATGCCCTCGATGCTTCCGGGGCCAAGCTGGCGGCCGGTGGCGTTGCCTTGGCGCGTGCCGGACGCCTCGCGGCGCGCGCTGGCTGGCGCGTCATCGAGTTCGTCTGGCAAGACCAAAGACCGGGGCTTGGTTTGCGGGTCTGACCAGATGCTCCTGAGCTTTTCGCCGAGTTGCTCGGCACCGCGCAAGGCGTTGTCCACCGGGGCCGTGCCGATTTCAACAGCCCCCCCGACAAAATCGCCCTGCAAAACGCGACGGACGCCGACCGCGGATTGAACAATGGTTCCGACAATGCCGTCGACCCCTGCCCGGATGATTTCAAAAGACGAAAGAATGGCCTGCCCAATGGGCACAATGACCGGCCCGAGCGCGGCCGAGAGCTCTTGCCCGAGCTTGGCAAACCTGTCCCCGACGGCGTCGGCCTGCGCGACAATTTGGTCGCTGGCCACCTGCACCTGATTGGCCTGCTCGAGAATGGCGGCCGAGCCCTGTTGCAAAAGCGGGATCAGGTTGCGCTGCCGGGCCCCGACAAGATCGAGGACAGAGGCGTAAGCCTCGTTGCGATTGGTCGCGCCGGCCAAAGCATCGGCCAGCCTGAGAAAAGCCTGTTCGGGGGTCAGGTTGCCAAGCTCCGCGGCCGACAAGCCCAGCCTTTCCAGCGCCTCGGCCTGCGCCCCCGTTCCGCTTTGCGCCAACTGAATGTTGCGGGTGAGGGTCGAGAAGGCAACGGCCACCTGCTCCAGATTGCTGCCGCTTTCCGCGGCAATTTGGCCGAAACGCTGAAGGCTTTCGGAAGAGACGCCGAATTGCTCGCTGAGGTCACTGATGCGGCCGAACTGCTCAAAGGTGGAGCGGACAAACTGCCCAATGCCGATGCCGGCCAGCGCGCCGACAAGAGACGAACGAATCTCCGCGCCGATGCCGCTTAAGCCGCCGCCGATGGACTTGCGCGCCTCCTGGCCGAATTTGCGGGCGTCCCCAAGCGCCTGCTGAAACCCGGTGCGGGTCTCGTTCTGCGCTGTGACTTTTACTCTTACATCGCTCATGGGGCGGGTGATTCTTGGGATTTGGCCGCCCGCGCCTTGGCTCGCGCAATGGCAAGGCGTTCGCTGTCAGTGACTATGTCAAGGCGCGCCCCGCTTTCGTTCTCGTAGGCGGCGGCCTCATACCATGTTGCGGCACCGACGGGGGTGGCCCAGGCCTGCGCTTCGCTCATGCCCAAGCGCATGAGGCGTACGACGGTGGCTATGCCTGAGGGGATGGCCGAGGGCTCGCGGCGTTCTTCGCCGGCCTTGGGCGCTTTGTTCCAAAGTTGCGGCGGCGCGCAATAATCGGCCACGTAGGTTTTCCAGCGCACCACCTCGGCCGCAAAGTCGATCTTGCGGCACTTCCACAGGCGGCAGCGCCAGCCGTTCATTTGCGGCAGCGCCAAAGGCGGGCGGGAGCAGATCCACGCGGCCAAGCGCAAGTCGGCCTCGCTGCCAAGCTGGCCATGGTAAAAAGGCGACTCGATGGCCTCGAGGGCGAAGGCATGGCCCAGAGAGAGCGGGCGCATCCACAGGCCGCACACTTTGTGCGGCGCGTTGAGGAAAGACTCTGCCGCGAGCGCGTCCATGGGCGCGGGTGCGGCTTACGTTCCGCTGAAAGCTACGGTTGTGACCGTTTTGCGCGTGTAATCCGTGTTGCTGATGCGGAGCTCAACACGGATGGTGGAAGACGAAGAGTGGTCTCCGGTGGTCAGGCTGCTTCCATCCAGAGAGGACGTATTGATGGCCGTGCCGCGAATCGAGGTCCTGACCACGTCGCCGGCCGTTTCGGACTTCTCGGCCGATAGCGTGGTGAAGCTGATGCCGGCCAGTTGAAACGTGCTCGCCGTGAACGCGCCGAGGATGGTGGCCGAGGCCTCCACTCGCGGGTTGTAGAAGCGCACGGACGGCGGGGCAGTGTTGGCGCTGCCGCTTTCGATAAGTTGCTCGTCCACTTGGGCGGTGAGGGTGGCGTTGAGCACGTCATCCGAGCCGATGGCGTAGCCCCCGAAAGTGGTGCCGACCGTTTCGGTCGTGGTCTCGGTGCGGACGTATTTGGAAATGATCGTCGTCGTGACGCCGTTTTTGTCGGCCACGAGCAACTTTTCAAAAGTCTTGGAGGTCTGGACGGAGAATCCGCCAGTTACGCCGTAGGTGATCGCCATGCCCTCGCGGGGCGTGTCAATTTTGCTGGCAGTAGAGCGTCACGGCCAAGACGTCCACGATACGGTTGTCGGAGCGGTCTACCGTGTGGCCGGTCTCGAGCATCCCGGCAACCGTCACATTGGCCGAGGTGAAGTCCTGGGCAACAATGTCGCGCAGGGTTTCCTGCGCCGAAGCAACAACCACATCGTGGCTCGTGGCGTATTCGCCCGGGGTGATGACGTGGATGGTGGCTTGCGCCGACCAGCGGGCCAGTTGGGGGAAGGGGCGCTCGGCGGCCAAGCAGGCAGCCACGATGCGGCGGGCAGGCACCGCGGTTTCCGAATAAAACGGATAGACGGAGTAATCGTCAGTGACGACCGAAGGAAGCTCGGTGCCGAGGTGGGCGCTGACGATTTGCTCGATCTCGTGCCGGAGGCTGTAATTTTGCGGGGTGGCGGTGGGGCCGGTGGGGGCCGTTCCGATGCGGTCGCCCGCCACCAGGCTGATGCGGATGGTATCGGTCTGGATGTTCGGCTCGGTCTCGGCGGCAAGTTCGACCAGGTGCCAGCCGTAAAGGGTGAAGTCAGTTTGCGCGCCATTGATCGAAGCCAAGGCCGCGTTGGTGTTGCTATCGTCCAGCCGGCGCGACAGGGCGGCCACGCGGTTCTTGTGCGCCGTCTGCCAGCCCGGGCCACCATTGGCTGCGGAGACGACGGAAAAGTCCATGCTTACGCGGCTGGCCTCCCTGACCCCGCCCTCGAGGAGTTCGGCGCCGGCCGAGGCCACAATCACGCACGGCAGGGCCAGCGGATCGGCCGGCACGGCATGACGGATGGGCACACCCGAAAGGCTGGTCCCGCTGACGCCCGACATGAGCCAAGTGGCAAAGCTGGATTCAAGTTCGCGGTGGATCATGCGGCGGATTGCAGTTTGCCAAGTTCGGCCTTGAGCTTGTTCTGAATGTCAGCCTTCATGCGGATAACGCGACCGCGCAAGGTGCGCGCCATGACCGAGCGCAGACTGCTGCCGATGCCCGGGGTGGAGTTGATCGCGGTGAAAGCCGGGTTTTCTTGGTCAAGCTCGTTGAGAAAGCTGCCGTTGTTGCGAAAGTTGCGGGACACAAACTTTGGCAAGCCCGTGATGCCGAGGTTGCGGGCCGCCGGAACCCAACCCGCTTTCATCGTGCCGACGTTCTTTTGCTTGGCTTTGATATAGGCGGCCACGGTGCCGCTTTGCAGCACGACGGCAGACCATTGGCGGCGGGAGACAAATTTGCGGTTGTTCTGCCGCGACTTGTGGATCGGGTGCGTGCCGGCGGCCGGGAGGGATTGGATGATGTCGGTGATGCGGCCGAGGCGGTTGCTTTTCAGGTCGATTTCTGTCGGGCGGCTCTGGACATAAGAACGCACGCGCACCGTCTTGCCGTTCTGGTTTCGTTGGTGGGCCTTGGTGCGGAAGTTCTTTTGCATTGTCCCGTTGAGCAATGCTTTGGCCTTTTCGTGGTCGCCCTCGCGGATGTAGCGGTTGAACGCCGTTCCGGCGCCGCGCACATTGGAGAACTTCAGGATTTTTTTGACGTTGGAGAGCGAGCCGAAGACCCGCGAAATGTCGCGGCGCACGGCGTTTTCGCCTTGCTGCTGGCCCTTGGGCGGTGGCGTGTAGGGGATTAGACCCTCGTCGCGGCCGGACCCGCTGCCGCGGATGATGAGCTTGGCCTGCTGTTTGACCACCGAGCGCAACGAACGCTTGGTCACATTGGCAAGCTGCGGGATCAGCCGGCCAAACTTGCTGACATCTACCGTCAGTTCCACGGCTTTACTCCGCCAATCCGCCCGCGGTGATTTCGATGACGGCCGCATCCTGCGAGACGCCGAGCACTTGGAGTTCGATGTCGCGGACGGTGATGCGGCTCCAGATGGTCGGGACGGAAACCTCGGTGATGCCCATGGAGATGCAGCGTTCAAACTCGGAGCGCGGAATGCCGAGGCGCACCGAGCGCACTTGGCGAACGCCGCCCTCGGCCAATTCGTCGCGCGCATCCATGTCGCCGACCACGGCCTTGAGCGCCGTGCCGCCGATCGTGACAACCTCGCCGCCCACGTCCGTGATGGCGGCCACGCCAAGAATGTGCGCTGTGTCTAACTGATTGGCCATGCCCTACGCCTTCGAGTCAAAGGCGTCCGGGTTGCGCCGTTTGAACACCTCGGCGCCGTATTTGTAGGCGTCGTCCGAGTTTTCCACATCGTAGACGGCATCCTTCGGAATCTTCGGGTTGAAAAAGGGGTGGTTGTGCAGAAACAAGATGTCGCTGTCCAAAACGATGCCGGCCTTGCGGACGCGGTGGGAAAACTCTGTGTCCGAATAGACGCCATGATAGTCCGGCGCCAAGATGCCGCCGCCATAGCCAAGCCATCCCAGCGTCGGACGGGTGCAAATGAAGGTGACAAGCAGCCCGTCGTTGCGGTGGCCGTCTTTCACGCCGAGGACCTTGGGGCGCTTGAGGTGCGGCTCAAGGGCGGCCCAGACCTTCTCGTCCCAAAATAGTTCGGGCTCAATGTCGTCTTGCGCGGTCACAATGATTTGCCCGGAAGCGGCCTTAACCGCCGCGTTGTAGTTGGCAACGGCGTTGCCTCCGACCTGATCCATGAGCCCGGCCGGCGACAAGCCATGCTTGAAGCGGCCGAGAACCTCGCGCGTCTCGGTGTCGTCTTCGGCAAAGCCGAAGATGTATTCGATGCTCTGCGGGTCTTTGGCCGCCTCAAGCCACTTCTTGCGCGTCTCGGCGGCTTGCAGCGCGCGGCCGCGCGTCGGGTGGCAGACGCTGATTTTGCCGCCGCACTTCTTGAACCAATCGAGCTCGAACTTGTCGGCCTTTTCTGTCTCGCCATTGGCGCGCAGGCAGCAGGCATAGAGCCCCACCCCGCCGAAACCATACACCACCGGACGATGGGTCCATGGCACCACGTCGGGCACCGGGATCGCCATAAACGCGCGGGCATAAGCCAAGGCGTCTTTCGGCTCGTTGTTGTCGAGCGACACGGCCGCCAGTTGCGCCAAGGCTTCGCGGCGCCACGGGCTCACCTTGTAGGCTTCGTGCAGAAGTGACTTTTTCGGCGCAAAGTCGTTCGTCCGCATGGCGAGTTGAAGGTAAAGCTCGTAACGCTCGTTGTCGTCCAGCCCCGGGGTCTTCAACGCCTGGACGGCGTAGGCCATGCCGTTCTCGTCGTCCTTAAACCCGAAATGCTCGAGGCTGGCGTAGAAAAGCCAACGCGGGTTTTTGTCGAAGTCGGGAATGGACGAGATAATGCGCCAATTCCGCATGTTTCCCTGCTTGCCGTCGGCCTCGTCTTTTTGCGAGTCGGGAGCGTGGACAATACGGCAGTCCTCCCATCGGACGTGTCCCTCGCCCGATTTGTCCACCGGCTCGAGGTGCTCATGCACGGGGTCAGCCCAAACGGCCGTGCCGCGCCGCCAGATGCGCTCCCGCAGGAGATTGAGGCCATTGTTGGTTAGACGGTAGGGAACGAGGGCCAGCGTGGTTTCCGGTGCCGTGATGCGTAAATGCTCGCGGATTATGTCGGCGCTCTCGGGCTCGAGGATGTCGTCGGTGTCGGCCCACATCAGCCACTCGTGGCCATCGGCCTCGGCCATGTCGGCGGCCATTTGCCGGGCGGCGCCGAAATTGTCCACATGGTCCCAGAATTGGTGCGCCTCGGCGTTCTTGTATTCGCCAACCTTGCACCCCATTTCGCGGGCAATGTCTAACGTCTTGTCTGGATCGCGGCTGCCGCAGGCGCGGACGATGTAGATGTGCGGCGTAAGCCGCTGGAAGGATTGAATGAACCGCCGGATGTAGCTCTCGCAGTTGCCCGCAATCGCCACCAGCGCCAACGAGGGCTGTGTGTTCTCCATGCGGGCACGGAGAACTTGTCAACTCACCCAAAAGCAAAACCCCGGGGCTGATGCCCCGGGGCGCTTGAACACACAAACCAAACCAGCAATTAAGCCTTCTTGGCGAGGATCTTGAGGCCAGCGGTCACACCATAGGTGAATCCGCCCACCACTTCGAAGTTCAACCAATGAACGCCCGAACTGGTGTTATAGTGACGACGATACCCGAGACCAATGCCGCTGACGGGATCGACCACCGTGCGGGCCTCGAGGTATTCGCTCGGAGCCTGCGGCTGGAGGGTGCGGATCGCCACGGCGATGGCCGAAGGATGGACCGCGAAGCCGGCGAGCGTGATGCTCGTGCCGACGTTGGTCGCGGGGATGAGCGTGCTTTCGAACACGTTCATGCCGGCCACGCGGCGGATGTTCGCCTCGCGGATGCCCTCGGGGCCGAAATTGAGGTTCGCCAGCAAGTTGGTGCTGTCGGACAGGAGCGCATCGTAGGCTTCCGGCTCGAGGAACAACGCGCGGTCGTTCTGGGGAGCTTTGGCTTTGGTAAGCTCGAGGCGAGCCTTGCGGACTTCCGCCATGCTGAAGCTGGCCGAAGTAAAGGAGGCAACCGCCGCGCCGAAGTTGGCCGTGGTGATGAGACCCCACGCAGCCGAGATGAACGCCTGGGCAACCGCACGGCCCTGCTCGGCGCCGATGTCGGCCAGCATTTGCGGGGTGAGCGCGCTGGATTTGCTCCACTGCGTGTCGCTGAAATCGACCGAGCTGACAAAGTGCTTGTCGATGGTGACTTCGCGGGCCGTGAGGGTCACGTCGCCGTCGGCGCTCTCGTAGCTCGAGAAGGTCGAAGCCGTGATTGAGGAGATAAGCGGGATGCTGATGACCTCACCCTTGCGGGCGGCCTCGGCATTGTAGTTCACGCTGAACGCGTTCAGCGGGTGAAGGGAATCCACAAACGCTTTGAGGGCGCTCGAGGAGATGATGTCGTCGTTGAGACCGGTGATGGAGGCCATGATGGGTTATTTGTTGGAGTTTTTGAGCTTGGAGATGAGAGCGAAATCGCCGGCCTCGAGGGCCTTGCGGACGATCTCGAACTTGGTGGCGCGGTCGCCCGAGGCGTAAGCCTCTTCAACGGAGACGGCGGAACCGTTGCCGCTGACAGCGTTGTCGCCGCGGGCGGCGAGCTCGACTTCCAGCGCGGAAAGTTTGGAGGTGACGGCTTCCAGCTTCTCGGCCAGTTCGGCAGCTTTGCTGTCCTCGACGGGAGCGGGAGCGGGTGTTTCGACGGTCGCCTCGGGTTTTTCTTCAAGGGCGGATTTGATCTCGGCGCGGAGTTCGGCGGCCAACGCTTCGATGGCGGCCTTCGCGTCGAACTGTTCAGGAGCGGATTTTTGATCCATGCCCTTTTCCGCGGTGTCAACCGCGGCAGGTTTCTCGGTCTGCGGCAGCGCGCGGAAAACTCCGTCTGGATTGGCGGCCGGACGCGAAACAAGGTCCACGCTCACCAGTTCCGAAACGCGCGCCAAGCGGGTGCCGTCTTCGTTTTCGTCGGGCGTTCCGCTGAAGGTCATGGAAAACCCGACGCGCTGCGGGGCCTTGGTCAGGATCTCGGAATAGAAAGCGGCCTGCGGGTGCGAGCCGAGAAGCTCGAGGTCCGCCCGCAGCTGGTCCTCCTCGATGCGGAAGTTGGAAAGAAAGCCGATCAGGCTGTCGATGCTCTCGTCGTGATCGACAAACACCTTGACCGGGCTGCCGTTCTGTCCTGCGGCCTCGGCCTGCAAGAGGGTCACATCGTCCACCAGCATGGCGTGACCGAGCGCCGGGCCAACGGTGGCGACGGAGATGCCTTCAAATTTGAGCGCGTCCATACTCGGACGCCGTCATGTCAAGCAGTCGGCTTGTCGCTTTTCTTGCGGCGGTAAAGACGCTTGCGCTTTTTCGGCAGCGCCAATTCCGTCGATTGATTCGCTTCGGAAAGCTGCGGGGCTTCGGCCGTCGGCAATTCTTCTGGAGTCTCCGCCTGCGGTTGCGGCTGGTCCACGCCGATGCTCACGCCGAGCGATGCGGCAAATTCACGTTCAGCGGCAATCTCGGCCACCGCTTCTTTCCAGTCGATGCCCTGCTCGCCAAAGAAATCCGAAAGGGTCATCAATCCGGCTTTCACATCGTCCCGGCGCGCCGCGGCCTCGCGGCCCACGTCCACCGTAATGCTGCGCGGGGTCTGCCAGCCGACTTTGCGCCAGTTGGGGTTCATGGGCAGTTCGCGGCGGCGCATGGCGTTGGCGATGGCGTAAGCCCACAGTTTGTTGAGAAAGGCATTGATCAGCACATCTTGGCGCCCGGCAAAGCAGCGGGCCGCCTTCTGGATGATAAACCGTTGAGCCACGCCACCGACCGCGGAGGTATCCCAGACAAATTCATAGGGCAGCCCGAGCCCGATGGCCGCCGCGCGGATGTATTGCTCGAGGTGCTTGTCGAGCTTCTCGTTCGGGCGGTTCATCTGGAAGCTCTGCAAGTCTTCCGTGGTTTTCAGACGCGGCACCAATCCGCCACCGAACATGGACTCGCGGGTCAGGTTGCCGTTGCTGTCTTTGCTCAGATCGCCAAAGAACCCTTCGGCGCCAATCGTGCCGGTGTTGTTTTTGATGACGAGGCCAATGCTGCTGCCGGCCTTGGCTGCCATCATCTCGAAGCGGAGAAGCTCGTCGCGGTCCAAGATGGAGTTGAGCGCCACACCGACGGCCGGATAGCCGCGCACCTGATCGGCGCGCTCGGGCTCGAAGACGTGAAGCATGGCCTCGGCTTTGATCTCCCGATGCCGGCGGGGGTATTCGTCCCCTTCCCCGATAAAGTAACTGAGCGGACGTTGAAACTTGTCGAGCTTCACGCCGTCCACCACGCCGTTGTTGTTGGCCGCCGTGTCGGGTGACTCCACGCGGTGCGCTTCGACAATCTGGACGGCCGGCGCGCCGTCCTGGCGCGCGGTGAGGATGGCAAAGATTTCGCCGTCGCGGTCGATGGCCTCGGAAACCAGCATTTGCAGCCCGCGCATATCGTGGCGGCCGCTGATCTCAGGCGAGCGCGACCAGTTTTCCCACCATGCCTCGGCCGCATCGTCCCACGCCTGATCCCCGGTCATGGCCTGCGGACGGATGCCGATGCCCGAGCCGACAGAATAAAGCGCCTTGTCCCTTACCGCCCCGCGCACAATGGCGTTGTTGTAAAAGCACTTGCGGCTCAACGCCATCAGGCGGGTGCGGTCGTAGGAGGAAAGATCGACTTTGCTGTCTTGCGCCTGCGCGTAGACCCATCTGCGCTCCTCGCTGCGGTGATTCACGGCGTCAATCATGCGCGAAAAGCCAAAGCGCGCGGCGAGACGGTCAACAAATGTGGTCGGTTTAGCCATTAGGTGCGGGTCGGAAAGCGGACTTGCGTGACGCGGGTGTTGCCCACCGTGCCGGCATTGATGGCCAGCGCCGTTTCGATCAGTCCGAGCATATCCCAGGCGTTGTAGGTTTGCTGAAGCGTGACAGATCGGCCGCCCACGCTGCTTGACACGACGAATGCTTGCGAGGCCCCGCCCGAAAGAATTTGCGCTTTGCAGGAGGCTTTCAGTTGGGACAATTCGCCGGCCGTGAAAACGGAGGCCAGCATCGAGGCATCGGTCATGCCCTCGGTCCTTGTGTCAAGCAGCCGCGTTGGTTGCCTTGAACTGCGCCATGATCGAGTCGATCAGGACCAGCGCCATCTTTTCGCAGTCGGCAAGGTGGTTCGGCCCGAGGCGCTGCCATTTAGATTCGCCGTCTTTCTCGATGAGCGCCTCACCCTGCAACTGCCCGACGTAATCCTTGGCAATGTCCCGGGGCAGATACCACCGGCCGCGCCCGTCGCGCAGGATGTCGTGATAAAGCCGGGCCTGCCAGAACCACGCATCAAACTGCACAGCCCACAGCACGGCCCCGCCCGACACGATTTGCTGGAACTTGTAAGGCTCGCGCAATCCTTGGCTCACGGTGCGGCCTTTGGCCGCGACAAATAGGCCGCCTGACTTGGCAACGAAGTCGTAAACGCCCGCCGGGGTCTTGGCCGCGTAACCAGCGTCCACAATGCCGCGATAGCACTTGTAGTGGCGGAACTTGTCCATGATGCCGTCCCATCCGACCATCGCCCCGTAATCGAGGAGGTAGCTGCTGCCGTCTTCGTGGAGCTCGCGGACGATCCACCACATTTCGGTCTGCCCCACGTCGATCGACATGAGGCGGCCAAGCACTTTGCCCTCTGGCGCGGCCCCGATTGTGTAACGCGGAGAGGCGTCCACGCGGTCGCGGATCATGGCCGTGGTGATCAGCGCCCCCTGCGGCTTCCACGGTTCGGCCATCTCGCGGTTCAGAAAGTCCTGCAACCCGCCCGGGGCTTCGTAGTCCTGCAAATACTTCACGGCCAGATCGGGCCAAGTGCGCCAGGGCGAGTAAAGCGACGAAAGATGGTAGCTGCGGCGGCCGGCCTCGGCGGCAAATTCCGTTGCGCGCCACTCCCCGCGCTCGAGCCAGGTCTTTTTGTCGCCGTTCTCGTGGAGATGCCCGCACTTCGGGCAGGCGTAGCGTGTGGTCTCGGCCACCCGCGCCATGTTCCACGTCCCGTTGTCCTGCTTGGCCTCGGCGTCCCAGCGCACATTTTTCCACTCGAGGAACTGCCACTCGCCGCACCCGAGACACGGCAAGAAATAGCGTCGTTGGTCTCCCTTCAGCCATTCGGTCCAGATCGCGCCGTTCTCATACGTCGGCGTCGAGGTGCAAACGATCAAATGGTTCGGGAATGTCGCCGTCCGTGCTTCGGCAAGTTGGATCGGGCTCGCCTCTTTGCCCGACTGTGCGGCGAATTTATCCATCTCGTCCATCATCAGGAGCGCAATGGATCGGCTGGAGAGGTTGGCCGGGCTGTTCGACCCGACGAAATACACGCTCATCCCTTTGAAATGTTGCTCAAGTATGGTCAAATCGTCGGAGTTGTCGGGCTTGTGGGCCTTCAAAACGTCGGAGCTTTCGACCATTGGCAACCAGCGCGACTTGCTGAATGACCGCGCCAAGTGCGCGGAAGGCATGACCCAGAGCGCGGGCGCCGGGTTTTGGTCGAGCCGATACCCCATACCCGCAAGGATCGCCGTGGTCTTGGCCGTCTGGGCGCCCCAGACCAGCGCCATGCGCCGGATGGATTCGTTGCCGAAGCACTCCAAGGGCTCGCGGATGTAAGGCGTCTCCCGCGTGCGATACGGCCCGTGCAAATGCGCCGTGTTGCCGATGGTCAGATTGGCCTCGGCCCACTCGACCACACCCTGCTTCGGCGGTGGTTGGGCCTTGCGGGCAATGGCGGCACCGACATCGTCGGCCGTCAGGCGGCTTTTAATTTGTCCGAGAAAATCTGACACGCATCAGCCACCAGTTTGCCGGCCTCGGGATAGTCCCGGTGCAGGCGTTTAAGGCACGAATCAAACGCCGCATCGAAAGCGGACAGCACAGCCGACTTCTCCATGAGCGCACCGACGCGCTTTTGCCACTCGATGAACTCGGCCTCGGCCGCCGAGGCGTCCTTACAGGAGAGCGAATAGGCTTTCTGAAGCTCGCACGCTTCGCGCACCTGCCCCTGCTCGGCGGCCCCCTGCCAGAGTGCGTAGTTTTTGCCCACCATCGCGTGCGCCTGCTCGACGCGGCCGGCGGCCGTGCTGTCTTCGGGCGATGCGGATGCGCACACTGACCGCCTGGCGCGGCGGTTTCCCGTTACGTTGGACTCATACCACGCGACGGCATTCTCCAAGGTGTCGAGCGGACAGCCCTTCTTCTTCAGTTGGCTGACCCGCTGGATCGTGATGCCCTTGGCTTCGGCAAGTTGGCTGGCGACAGTCATGTGAGACTGCCGACCGAGTCAACTTAACTAAAGTTGAGCGAAAAACGCTTTATTTTCGCCAAAATGAAGCAAGTCGCGAGCTCCT